AGGCAATTGCACGCAAGGTACGATAAGACACAACTCTAACATCGGCGGGAATAGCATCCAATGCTCCTTCTTGAGCTTTAGTCCAAATGGCTTCCCAGTCTCTCTTTTCATTTCGACAGAAGGGGATTGAGCCGAGTTCAAATCTCGTCGATGGGATGGCAGTATCTTCTTTCCAGACATATTCATTCGCAGCCGAAGATCTTGACAACTCTCCATGGCATTCGGGTCCAAAAATTTCCTTGACTTGCCGTAAAGTGGACTTTCTGGACATCCCAACAAGTAATTGCCAGTGAAGAAATCCTCCTTGTCCGCATTCAAGTTGTCCTTTGATATACTTGCAGCCTGGAGGGAGGTAGGGGAGGAAGACATGATGGGGAATTGTGAGAATCCAGAAGATCCCTTGACTTCTTCTTCTTGACATTCCATAAATTATTCAATAAATTTCTTTTCTTTTTATACAATTGTCATTGCATTTTTAGAAATTTCTTAAGACTTTCCTATTTAGGAATGCACGCGTCACACATAGACCCCATTGACGTGGATGTCTTCCGAATTGTAGAATGTAGAACGGCGTCTAGTAAGTAACACTTGGTAACGAGGATACATCCTCGTTACAACAGTTATTACTAGACGCCTTTTTAAATTCGATTTTTTTATTAAGTAGCATTAATAGTAACATCATTAACAAATGTTACTTGATTAACAACTTTCTTCTTAGGTTCAGTTACAATAGCATTAAAATCCCAATTAAATCTATAATTCACATTAATAGTGACTGGAGCAGTAACAGAAGGTTCAATATGTCTTTGCAACATAACTACGAAAAACTTGCCCATTTTCACACTATTGAAAAAAATTGGGGATGCCGATTGTTGCCTAATTTGCAACATCTTCGTAATCATATACTGCAAATTCATTTTGAATTTACTAAATTGTTGATTCTTCATTATAGAACCAGCAGGCATAAATACCTTCTTGTATTTCTTAGCATACAACAGTTGTTCACCAGGAGGAGGCAATACTTGAATTTGATCATTGGTGTTTCGTCTTGAAATAATACCACCAACATCAGCCCACAAACCAATATCTGGACCATCAGAATTTTCACTTTGTCCAAATGACGGTTGAACAAAAGTACCAGTACCATATCCTTCATAAGATGTACCTGATAAGTGAACAGCATCAACTTCATCAGCATTTTCATCATCCGCAACAGCAGAAGGGACACTAACATTTTGAATATTCAATTGAGCTGAACAAGAAATATCAATCCAACTTCTATTAATATCAATACTAACAACTTTTTCTTGAGTATTAGTAGGAACAAATTTCAAAGTCAAAAAAGTAGAACCAGGTTTAAGTGTTCCAGTAATGAAGGTTGTAAGAGCAGTAGCAGCAGTCAATAAGGAAAAAGGTCCAGCAGCTGTAAAAACGGTAGAATTAGACATAGTTTCACCCAACTCCAACTGATAAGTTGCTTCTAACTTATCATTCAGAGCTGTTGCCAAAATTGTTTCCGTAGCAGCCTGAAACACAATACCTCCCTTTGTCATCAATGTTTTCAAAATAGCCAAAGAAATTGTAGTTAACATATCCCTTTGAGGGCAAGTAGTTGTACCTAAAGCTAACCAAGGTTGAGCTGGTGCAGTAAAAGTACCAGAACTATAAGACCCTTGATACTGATACTTAGTTTTGATGCCTTTAGACTCAACAGGCGAAATTTTAATTTTCTTGCCGGTAATGGCTTTACGGGCTTTCTTATAATTTACTTTTCTTGTTTTGGCCTTCTTTCGAGGACCATAAGAAACACTGGACTTTCTCTTCATCATAGGCATTTTTTATTAGGTGAACTACCACCAACCAACTTCTGCTCTCTTCTTTCGAAACCAATTATAACGATCATTTTGCATTTTCCTATAATTTTCTTCTGCATCAAAATATTTCTTATCATACCAATTCCAATAATTTTCTCCTGCTTCAGTGCCTACTTCATATCCTAAAGCATTGTTTCCTGAAGCATAGCCACCAAGTAAACCTCCAAAAAACCCACTTAAGGCTTTAGCAGGTCCTTCCGGGCCTGCATATTCCCTACCCTCAAAAGGAACATTATTAAATGTATTTTTTTCTATAACGTCTGCATTTTGTTTAGGACTTATAATTACATGTTTTTTCTTTCTATTATGAGACGGTGCTCCGATATATACATATTGAAACATTTTATTTGGAAAAAATGGCCTCCCCCTAAAGGGGGCCCCCAAGGGCAACCAAACAGTATTGATGTAAATGTGTATCTGAAATTAGTTTTTTATTATAACGATCCTGCAAATTAATTGGCGAGTAAACTCGCCAATTAATTCTCGGATCTACCGTTGTCTAATACGCAATGGATTCGTCCTGATGAAGCGGGAATAGTTTCTTCTGCTCTCGTTACGTCTAGCTCTATTTCGCAACGCTCTACGTAACACAGGTATAGCCCTACGATACCTAGAAAGAGGCAAACGCCGATAATTATTAGATAATTCTCTTCTTCTAACATAATCTCTCATAATTTTATTAGTCGAACTCAGTTATATTCAATCTGCGCATTAAAGCATCCAAAGTCATTCCATCTACTTCGGGGTACCATAATCTTGGATTGAGGTTTGACGTGATCCAGAACTTGGATGCAACCAACGGTCTCGAGGATCCTTTAATCTCCACGCGTACCGGATATCGATCGAACCAACGTAACAAATGAGCGATGTCAATTCCTCCTCGAAATTCATCAATAACAACATTCTCTTGAGTCTGGTAACCGTCCCAAAATTTGGTTCTTGGATCTTTACAATAAGCACTCTCTCCAGCTTCATCCCAGGCTCTACGCGATTTACCTGTACCAGTACTTCCCCAGAATACATAAACTTGTCGTACCATTCCAACAGCTTGTGAGTGATCAGAGGCAATTGCACGCAAGGTACGATAAGACACAACTCTAACATCGGCGGGAATAGCATCCAATGCTCCTTCTTGAGCTTTAGTCCAAATGGCTTCCCAGTCTCTCTTTTCATTTCGACAGAA